ATCAGTAACTTACAGAACCACTTTTTGTAGTGTAGCTACAAGAAGTAGGCTGTTTTTCGAATCTATATTACAAAAAGTGCTTGCGTAGGGTAATACAAGTGCTGTAGAGTTCTTGCACCGTCAACGCAAGATCTAACTAGGAGGAAAAGAAATGGCTAACGTGTTCAGTGAGCAGGGTATTATGGAAATGCTGCTGCCTAAGATTAACTCTGAGATAAGAAAGGCTGCTGAGCCTGTTGTGCAGAAGGCTATGCAGGATATAGAGGCCGCGCTTAGGAAGCAGCTGGGAGCTATTATCGTTGGTTTCATTGATGGGTCAATCGATGTGATGTCTGATGGCAGGGAGATTCGTATTTTGGTTAAACATGTGAATGATAAAGGAGATGGCAAATGATTAAACATTTTTGTGATCAGTGTGGGGCAGAAATAACTGGCGAGAATGAATTTCATCCAAGATTATTTACATTTGATAAATTACCGGTGCGTGTTGAATATAAACCTAACACTGAGGTAGGTAATGATATTTGTAAATATTGTGTGATTGGCGCTGTACAAAAATTAGATGATCGCCCACAAGAATCCAATGATAGGGGTTAGCTATGAATTTCTGTGATAGGCACAAAGTAAACAATTGTATCGAGTGCGCTATTGAGTGGCAGACTGAGGAGTTGAAGAGGGCGATAGATCAGATTGCTGCTGCGCCTAGGGAACTCAAGCCTACTGGGTGGAAAATGATAGTGTGCTCAATCAAGGCTTGGTGGAGAGGCCAATGAAGACCGATCTGTTGATCTTATTGGTTCTATTGGTTCCAAATGCTGTGGTAGCTGGGAGTATGCCTGAGAGGTTTTACCAGGCTGCTTGGTGTAAGGAGCACAAGGGGCAGATAGAGGTTGTTCTCAGTGATAGGACTAGGTGTGACTGTCTGACGACTACACACGCTGTAGAGGTTGATTTTGGATATAAGTGGGCTGAGGCGATCGGACAGAGTTTGAACTACAGCAGGTTGACTGGCAAGAGAGCTGGTATACTGCTGATCATTGAGGAAGAAAAGGATGGGAAGTATTGGATCAAACTGAATGAAATCATCAAAGCGTATTGGTTACCTATAGATCTATTCTGGGTAGGAGGACACAGACATGGAAGTAATTAATGGGTTAGCTGATATAGATATTGATGTGGTGGATGGAGTACCAGTGTATCAACCTGTGGATATGCACAAGGTAGATGAAGAAGAGTTTGCTAAAGCCTTCCTTTTTGGGGAATTAGTGGAGATTTCGTCCCACGGTGAGCCGTTGCAAGTAATCATTGGCGACGGTAATAACAATGACTGGTTGTATCTTGCTGATGGCTCTTTATATAAATTTTGGAAACATGCCATTATTAAACCTGGGTCTCCTGTGCATCAAACAAAGGAAGAAGCAATAACCTACCTAGATATATCTTCCTTTGATNTATTTGATAGGAGATAAAAATAGGGGATCAGCTCCGTCAAGCTGATCCCCAATTCAAAGGGAGTGAGAGTAGGTTTGCAAGGAGGATTACAAACCAGGACTCAGACAAGGATAAGGTAGCATGAGTAATATCCAACGACAACAGGTAGTTTTTGACGGAGAGCGGCAGGAAGTAGTTGTCCGTCAAAAAGTTACCAGAAAACTAAAGACGCCATTTTCAGCTGTGGCACCTTTTACAAATAAGAGCAGGAAGGGAGGACGTATGATATCAGATGCGTTTGATCTATTGGATCATCTAGAAAAGGTTAGCCACCAGGCGTTTAAAGTGTTCAATAATTTAAAATATAATAGGTCAGAAGTGAATAATATCACGCAGTATGAATCAGAAGAGACTTTGAGCAAGACAGATAAAGAAAGCCTCAGTAGGAGAGTTAAAGAATTGAAGGATGCTGGGCTTATCCGATCGTTGAAAAAAGAAATAAAGATGGAAGATCCCAATATCGTATGGACATTTAAGGACCCGCGGAAAGTGTTCATAATTAACCCAGAACTCATTCGTTGCGTGGAACATGAGCAGGCTGCGCATATTTGGGAGGAGTGTAAATGAATGCAGACACTGTTAAATTGGATCAACTTGCAGAAGCTTCACCTATTGTTTACCTTGGTATAACAGTAAGGGCGTTGGTATTAATTGAAGATTCTATAGACGAGCCTAGTCATTCACTTAGAAAGCGGAGTGTGCATCAATTAAACGAAAAGCTGTTTAAGTATGCTGCTCAATGTATTGGTGGAAGTGGCAAAGAACTTATTCCTGTGGTACAAGCAGCCGATAAGGTATTTAAAGAAATACTGAAAACACACAAGGGCATGGAGCAACATGTTCTGATCAATCTTGTTGGACACTGTATGAATGAGCTACCAACCAGAGAGTCCGTTGATAGGAAGTATGAACGTTTATGTCATATACTTCCAGAGGTGTGTAAAGTAGACGACCAAGAATCTGGGGATAGTATTATTGATAAAGTATTGGCCGCTCTAACAGAGAATAATGTGGAAAACAGTCACGTTATTTTATGATGTAATTGGGTCAATTTAAGGAGTTTATATATTTTGGGAGTTTCTCTAACTGAAAGGATGTGTACCATGAAACAGCACATTGGAGTAAAACTGATTAATGCAAAACGTATGACCCTGGGGGATTACAATGCTCTGCAGGGTTGGGAACTGCCACCTGATCAAGATCCTGATATGGATGGTTTTCTGGTTGAGTATCAGGACGGTGGGAAACCAAATCACCCTCGAGTTTAACGGGTACATCAGCTGGTCTCCTGCGGAGGTGTTTGAACTCTCCTACCGCACCACTGATGGAATGAATTTCGGCTTGGCATTGGAGGCCATGAAACTGGGAAAGCGTGTAGCCAGAGCTGGATGGAACGGTAAAGGACAGTATTTATTTTTGAATCCTGGTAGCCACGTAAGAGTATCTCCAGGTAGGCCATTATCAAATGCTTTGCCTATCGATACTCCTGTGCGTATGCTACCTTACATTATGATCGTTCCAGTTCCTGGTAGAGAAGACGAGACAGATTGCGTTCCGTGGCTCGCTTCACAATCAGACATGCTTGCCGATGATTGGCAAATTATTTAATAATTAAAGGGCTCGATAACCGAGCCCTTATATCCTCACAGGAGGTTATATGTTTCAATCTGTTAAGTTGTCTATTATGTTCATGGTTCTGTTGTTCTCGCTATCGCTTATGGCTGGTTGTGCTACTGGGCCTAACACAGCTGAGGTAGCCACTATGTCCCCTCTTACTGAAGCCTTGGTACGTGCGGGTGTGGCCAGGGCCGCTCACGAACTCGGACCGGACAAGGTGCAGCAAGCCAGAGACCTCATCGAAGATCTTAAGGAAATCGCCGGGTCTGAAGACGCCTACTTGGCCATTGATAACTTCGAAGAATACGCAGTTACCTTGGCTGTTGCCAAACTCGGGTTGCTACCGGAGGAAGAGCAAATTATTCGAGTTCTCGCTAGGTATGTACGTGATACCGTCAGAGATGGGACTGGTGATTCAGTAAGGATTCGAGTAGCACAGATCCTTGAATGGATGTGGAAAGCTTTGCCTGCTGTGTGATAACCGCTGGGCAACTAGGGACATGCGGGACATCCCCTAAAGGGGTGTCCCTGCTGTCCCGTCCTTGCCCTAGCTTTTGGGAGTTGTTATGACCACTGCGTTAACTGTCGCTGAATTTAAAGAAGCCTTACCTGGACATATCAAAAAAGTTGTCACGCCTGAGTTGATGAAGCAGATCAATTCAGCTATTGCTGATCCAGAAGCTATGGCTGTTTTTCGGGAGAATGTTGTAGGCCTTGCTTCTGTAATGAAGGAAGGCAAGTTTAAATTAAGTGATTACCTGCATGCAGTTCATTACGTAAGCTATAAGCTTCTTGGTAATACTCAGGTGCAGGCTTGGGCTAAGACATTTGGCGACCGCTACAATCGTCTTGTTAGGCGCAATGCTGCCAGAAGTGAAATTGCAGCTATAGCCTCACGGTATAATAGCAGCAAACTGGTCACCCTTCTTTTGGGGCAAACACTCGTCCCAACCCACATCCTCAATGCTCCGCTGTTTCAAGAAGCGATTAATGTACAGGCTGAGTTGATGCGTACTGCCAAGAGCGAAAAGGTTCGTTCTGACACAGCCAGAAACCTTGCTGAGTTGCTGAAGCCACCGGAGACAAAGAAGATTGAACTTGAAATGAANATGCAAGAAGANGANTCGTTAAGCGCTCTAAAAGCTACCTCACTGGCTCTGGTTAAGCAGCAGAAGCGCATGATTGAAGAGGGGCGAGCTTCAGTAAGAAACATCGCTGAAAGCCGTCTGGTGGGTGAAGGATCAACTCAGAAGGTTATTGATGTCTCCTCAAATTGATTATGATAAAAAGACAGTTGTTGGGTGGCTGAATACAGTCACTTATAACGATGATGAATTCTATGTTCCTACTGAATTTGCTCTCGGATTTGTCAATTTAATAAAGTTGATAAACGGAGATGCTGGAGAAGAGCACAAGACTCCAGTTACTCACCTTCGTATGTTGGATGAGCTTCCTGGTACAGATCAAGACATCATAAATTTGTGTGCTCGTGGGTTGGCTAAAACTACCTTGATGGGTGAATACCTATTTTTGTACTTGGCTGTCTATGGAGAAATCCCTCAATTTGGTGATGTAGACTTAGCAATTTACGTCTCAGATAGTATTGAAAACGGCGTAAAAAACATGCGTAAAAATCTTGAGTTTCGTTATGAGAATAGCGACTTTCTCAAGACATATGTGCCAGTAGCCAAATTTACAGATATCCGCTGGGAGTTTGTGAATAGAGAAGGAAAGCGGTTAATTATCAAAGGTTTCGGTGCTAAAACTGGGGTACGTGGAACCAAAGAAATGGGTAAACGCCCTCAGTTGGCTGTGTTGGATGACTTGGTATCTGATGAGGATGCACGATCTGAAACGGTTATCAAAACGATTGAAGCCACAGTTAACAAAGCTGTGAACTTTGCACTGCATCCAAAACGTAGCAAGAAGATATGGTCTGGTACTCCGTTTAACGCTAGAGATCCACTATATAAAGCTGTGGAGTCTGGTGCGTATAAAGTTAATGTTTTCCCCGTCTGTGCTCAATTCCCTTGTACACGCGAAGATTTTCGCAGTGCTTGGCCCGATCGATTTGACTACGATTATGTTAAGCATGAGTACGATAAGCTGTTAAAACAAGGCAAGATAGCTGACTTTAACCAGGAATTAATGCTCAGAATTATGTCAGACGAGGATCGTTTGATTGAAGATTCTGAGATTCTTTGGTATGACCGGTCGGCTTTTGCTGAAGAATAAAGGCAGGTTTAACTTTTACATTACTACAGACTTTGCCACGAGTGATAAGCAGTCTGCAGACTTCTCAGTGATTATGGTTTGGGCCATTAACCACAAAGGAATGTGGTTTCTGGTTGACGGCGTGTGTAAACGNCAGACCATGGANAANAATATTAATGACCTATTCAGACTGGCCCAGTTGTATAGTCCACAAGCAGCAGGAATTGAAATCTCTGGACAGCAGGGAGGTTTTATTCCTTGGATCCAGTCTCAGATGATTGAACGTAATAACTTTTTCAATCTTGCCAGTGACAAAACTGGCAACGAACCNGGTATTCGTCCGAATACTAATAAGATGGTCAGATTTAATATTGTTGTTCCTTGGTTCAAGGCACATCTCATGTTTTTCCCAAAGGAACTGAAAGACACTCCGTTTATTCAAGAGTGCATATCAGAACTCACCCTAGTTTCTGCTGCAGGATTCCAGTCCAAAAATGACGACTGTTTAGATGGGATATCTATGCTAGGCTCATTGACAGTCTGGCGTCCTTCAGAGGTAGTAGAGTTGGAAAAGAACAAGAAAAGTGGTATGTGGGAATTTATGGATGAAGAAGATCTTGACGATGAGGGGTTAGATTCGTATGTTGTATAGGAACTCCTTCCTTATTCAATTAATAAAGGCCTGCCATGATACTGCTTAGTGATTTGTTTTCGTTGCTGTCTGATGGAGAATTTTCGCAGACTCCCCTTAAAAGAAAATCAACAGGTGGGCTAGATGAAAGTGAATATACGAAAGTTGTTGGTTTCGTAAATAGAGCATCACTTGAAATTCATAAACGTCTGCAGCTGCTGGAACAAGAAATAAAACTGCATGCAAAACCGTCAGTTGAAAATTATTATTTGCGTGCTCAATATGTTACGCAAGAAAGCCTTATTACTTCTTTAAAATACCTAGAACAGCCTGACGATTGGAATGGCTGTATTAATATGATCAGGGTTTTAGAAGTATTAGATGAAGACGGAGGGACACTAAGTCTAAATAATCGACACTGTACTCCTTACGTTCGTCTTCAAGGAATGGATCATCTTAAGATTACTGGCATTACTTCTGAACAAACTCTCACAGTAGTTTACCAAGGGTACCCTGCACCTATCATTGTTGATGACGACTTTGATACAATTGAGTATCAAATAAACATTCAACCAGTATTTATTGAAGCACTGTTGTTTTACATTGCTGCCTGCCTTTATAAGCCTACCGGCACAAATGATTCCACTGCAAATTCAGACAAGAGTAATGATTATTTGAATCAGTTTGAATTAGAAATACAACGGGTCAAACGAGATGGGCTATACCTGTCAGACGATGATGTTCGGGATAAATTTGAAGAAGAAGGGTGGGTTTAATGATTCCATACAGGTTTGACTTTAAAATTTGGCGAGGAGCTTCGTTTAATCATGAGTTGGTATCTCAGGTTAAATCGTGGATATACAACCCAGATGTGCACAATGCTACTCCAGATCTTAAACGCACCCATGCAGAGAATCTTGAAGAGTATGGGTTCGATTGGGTTTATGTTGATTTTCTGTCTGACTATACTGCAGCTGAGCTAGTTATAAAACGCCCCTTTGTTAATGGGCAACAACCTAAAGAACCTATAATGACACTTAGTCTTGCCGCTGGGGATATTGAATTAACAACGCGTAGTGTGAAATTTGGTATTAGCTCTGCTGCCGCCACTTTGGATCTTGATTGGGATAAAGGCACTTATGAGTTGAAATTGACAACCGCCGCGGGTGAAGTTGACTGCCTTGTCTATGGCGAAATAGAAGTGCTTGGTGACCGTGCTGCCTGAACAAATTTCATACGTGATACCTGGTGACCAAATTATTTTTTTGGTTATCGATGAGCGCAGCGTCCACGTTGTCGAGCAAGCTGGGGGCACGCTACAGTTATGTGATTCATTTGGATCTATCAGTATTGAAGAGCCTGGGCTTGTAGGAGATCCTACAGACAACCAAGCCATTTATGCACCTACAATGACCGTCATTCCTCAAGAGGGTGGCAGAGGACCGGTGATCAATAATGGAGAAACCATTACCCTTGGCTTGCTGTTGTCGCTACTGTCCGGCCAGCTGGATGAGGCTGAATTTACTGCCGCGCTCAATACGAGACTGGATGAAATGCATTCTAAGCGGCTTAATTCCAGAGAACAGTCTGGATATGGCACGCATAACACAATCGTTACGCTCAGCGACCCGTGGGCCGATCATGCGCCGATTATTGAATTGGTTCTTGGGCCAGGTCAAACCATGGCTAGGAGAACAACTCAGGTTGGTGTGGAGCCAAACT